ATTACACCGTTCTTAACGACGGACCAGATTTCGGGATTATTACCCCTGGTCCTCCGATGACTTTTGCGTCGGAAATTAACCAACCCACGTACCCAGAAAACAAAACCATCACAGTAACGGTGGTCAATACTTCTGCTGGTAATCGCTTCTACTTTGACGGGGTCGAAAACACCAACTTTTTTATTTTTGAGGGGAGCACATACACTTTCGATATTTCAGACGTTTCACTTATACCTCATCCTTTTAAACTCAGTCTCACTGCAGACGGAACACATGCAGGAGGAACCCTTTTAACTGACGGAGTTACGTATTCAGGATCAGCGGGAACTCCTGGTGCGTTTGTAAGAGTAGTAGGTCAGCTACTTCCAACGGAAGTTATTTACCCCTACTGTCAGATACACCCAAATATGGGTGGTAATACAAACTTCCCCTACGGAGGTATACCTACTAATAATCGTCTCTACCAAACCACAAACTGGAGAACTGTTCCTCCGGCAGTCCCTGGTTACTGGAGCAACTATAACTTTTTTGAGTATCCAGCAGTTTCTGGTCAGCTCACCCTCCAGGACGGTTTTAGGTACCAGAATCTCTACAAAAGCAACACTGCCTCAACACCTCAAACCGCTCTTGGGGGGCAGCCTGGTCTGAGAAGTAAGGGAGCTTATACGTGGTGGGGTGCTAATGCACCTAATAACCAAGCCTACGCTCCGTTCCAAACCCCTCAAGCAGACGGACAACAGAACGGAAGTACAGGGGGTGGTGTCTCCTACCCCCGTACTCAGTACCCGACACTGACTAATCCAACAGCAGATACATCAGGATCTAGAGCTGCGTGGAAGTACAACCCTCCTGTTTACTGCGAAACTTTTAGCGAGATCGTGCGACCTAAGCTCCCTGGAACTTTGGACAGCAACATTCGTCGTATGTATAGAGGCAAGTCCTCTATATATGTCACAAACTATGGCGGTGTCTATGGCGTAATCGGTGAAGCTGCAAGAAACGTACAGCGAACCTTTAGCGCTAGTGTCAACTCCGCTGGTGTCATCGTAAAGTAGACGCTAAGAATGCGACATTCACGTAGTGTTTTAGTGTCACTACAACGTAGACTTAGCAGGTAGTTTCTACGGAACTTATCGATGTTCATCGATAATGATTTTCCGAAGATTCTTGGTGCGGAACTGTATCGTCCCCACCCGGCTTACATCGTGGAAATGGCTGCAGAGCCTGTAATCGTCCATGATTTCTCAAAGCAGCCGGGTCAGACTGTTCAGCTTGACCGCTACAAGTTCTTCGGCAATCCTGGATCGAAGGAGTCTCGCGAGCGTACAGCTGAGCAGACCATCGGTACAGCTAACTCACGCAACATTGTCAAGGACAAAGTCCTTGTAACTCTTCGTGAGTACACCGGACCTGCGGATCCTTCTGATCCGACTCAACCTTCAACCTTCAAGATTGCACGTGAGACGCTGATTACAGCGCAACGTCTGCTTCTTGATACTGGTAATCTCACCACCTTCCACCAGTCAATCGGTAGCCTTACGCTGCTGGATGACTACCGTCGTTGGCGTGATCGCGTCTTTATTAACGAGCTTCTGAAAGCTGTTTCTAAAGGCCAATCATCTGATAAGCAAGGTGGTTACTACTTCCCTGGCGATCTTGCCACGGGAGCACTCACCTACACCAACGCCGAGCAGGCCAAGTTCGACGTTAAAGATGACCTCCTCCGCGTGGTCAAGTCGCTCCGTAAGCGCAACACCCCTACCTACCAGGACGGGTTCTACCGCTGCGTTTGCGACCCTACATTCTTGATGCACTTGCGTCAGAATTCTGACTTCCGTGAGGTGGCTCGCTACCCCGGTAACGGTCAGATCAATCCCCTTATGTCAGCAATGCAGCCTAACGCTGCGCTGTATATGGGTCAGGGCTTCGGTCAGGCTACCTTCGTGGCTGGCGAGCCGATCATGCCCACGGGCTTTGTCTTTGAAGGTGTGCGATTCTTCGAATCCACTAACATGCCTTCACAAAGCCAGAACGCAACTATTGCCGGTGCAGCCGCTGATTACAATGCTGCGATCGGTATGTTCTTCGGTCCTCAGTCTGTTGGCGTCGGCATCGGCGGCAACAACGCTCAGGTTCTCCTGAACAACAATGATGACTTCTCACGATTCATCATGATGATCTGGAGCCTGTATGCTGGTTTCGAACTGCTGAATGCAGACTTCGTGACCGTTGGTTACTCCTTCGAGGCTTGAGGTAACTAACTATGGCAATTAATCCGAACCAGATCTCAGTCGCCAAGATTTATCCTGGCAACTACGCGAACGTTCTTCGTTACTGGCACGAAGAAAAAACCATGCAGTTCGAGAACGCCAATGGCGTTTCTACGAGCTACACCAACCAGCCTGTTGGTGGTCCTGTCGGCGTCATCTTCCGTCCCGGTTGGATTGCTCAACAAGCAATTGGTTACGTTGACCTGAGCTACCAGGCTCTGGGTTCCGTTAACCAGCTGGAGTACTACACCCAAGCCTATGGCTCTGGTGTTAACAGCTCCCCCAACGGCAAATCCAACGTTGCTTTTAGTGACGCTGCCGTCATCATTCCTTCACCGGACTTCCATAAGGACGTTCGTCAGGATATTGCTGACGGTATTCAGGTGCCTTCAGGCGTCTACTGCTACCGCGCTTCTCTGCGGATCACCGGAGGAGACGTGGTCAGCTCTGGCATCCCTGGCTCAGAAACTGCACCTACTTTGTCCCTGGCTCCCGCCGTGGGCGAAGGCTATCCGACTGACAACACTGTTGTATCGGGTGGTTTTGCAGTCTCTGCCATTGGTGCTGACCGCCGCATCCCTAATGGGTCGGTTGCTTCCACCAACATCATCGACTCCAGTCAGCTGGAAGCTACTACTGCGGAAACTCAGTGGAAGCTCTTCGCAACAACCAATGCCTCCCCCGTGGTTGCAGGTTCTGGTGTCTACGATCCTCGCGCCGCCAACAACTTCTTGTCTGGCGACGAAAAGGCTCTCGCAATCTGCGAAGTCTGCTGGATCCTCCCCGACTCTCCCCCGGAGCGTCAGGATGTGGCTCTTCAGCCCGACGGTCTTACAGAATCTTCTGTTTACACGTCTACGTCCCCCAGCTGATAAGATTAGCTGGAACACGGACGACCCCTCTTCGGAGGGGTCTTTTTTTTGTCTACACAAACTGAGTAGAATATATATATTATCTGTACCGTTAGTATCGTGACAGACACTTCACAGCTCAGCATCAATCGTAAGGAGTGTCCTAAATGCGGTGCTTTATGGCTTAACGGAGTTCACTACTGGGCTACTGGAAATCGAGGTAACGAGCTTGATTTAGCTGGTCTTGTGTGTAACGTTGCGCAAAGTAGTATGTGTATTAATGCTATGAAAGGTAAAGAAGGAGGAGACACTTGGGAAAAGCGAAAAGAGTTTCTCGAAGGAGTTGGAAGTGAAGCACACACTTCTTGGGGTGCCGATTTTCATGGTTTAGATTAAAGTACTGCCTACATACTGTTTGTTTATGTCCGACACGATCTACAAACCCAGTGGAATTAAGGTCGTTATCCTCTCTACTCATGACGATGGCGAATATCACATGGTAAGGTCTCTGACCTCAAGCAAGGTCTTCTTTGCCCACAGATCAGGTAGAGCAGCAAGATACACCATCTCCAAACAACGACACACTGTCAAGAAATCGGCGCGGTAAAAGAAAAATTTCCGCTCCGCCTGCAGCAGCTGTGGTCAAACCCCAAGTCCCTACAGACAACCGTGTCAACCTAAACACGCTGACTGCAGAGGGTCTCACCCAAGTGCTTCCAGGAGTAGGTCTTAAAACAGCTAAGGAGATTGTCGAACTCAAACAAACTCTTCCAGGAGAGCGATTCACCAAGCTTGATCAACTTGCTTCAATTAAACGTGTTGACTGGGACGCTGTTTTTGAGACTGGACTGGTATTCGTAGAGTAGAAGTAGAATAAAACTAATTCGTGGTTGTGGTAAGTGGCTCAGCTTTCGCAATTTGAGTTAGAACAAATTCAATCGTATCTGGCTCAGCAGGGTGTCACTTTCGACGCTACTAGCACAGATGCAACTAAGCGTGAGGTTGTATACGCTGCTGTTAATCAGCTAACGCGCAATCCAGCCCAAACCTTTGGCTACAGACTTGACGATTTTAACTTTAGTCGTGTAGCTTATCACCTGGGTTACAATATTGCTACAGTTCCTGCTGGTGACTACGCACGACTAATAGAAGCTACATCATCTATTCCTTCTGAGTACTACTACGACAAAATTGTTGCTCAAATTGAGCGATGTGAGGAAGCTGAAAGGTTCACGGAACTTGCCACAGGTGATGCTGCAAGTAGACAAGAAACAATCTTGGGTGACGTTCAACGTTCAATCACCGTTCAAGACAAGCAACAGGTAGCCCGTGTTTGGCGTGAAAACTACTTGTACGAAACCAATCGTCTTGCAGAAATGCTGTATGTCGCCAACTACAAAGACCCTGTAGCAGCTCGCTATAGATTCGAACGAAGTGGAGGAGAGTTTATTCAGGCCCTTCCTGGACCTCCTGACGTATCACGTGCTGACAGATTATATTTCTTTGCCAATTGGCGTTAATATAGAACGAAGTAGTAGCCCAGCTAGGTCTAATGACAGGCAAACTCACGAGAGGTCTAGTTGGGTCTCTTTTTGATTTAGTAAGAGGAGGAGGAAAGAATTTAACTCCTGACGTAGCTGCGTCTCTGGCAATTGCCAGACAAGCTATGTCTAATGTTCCTGAAATCACTGACGATGTAGCTCGTGGGTTACAACTTGGACCTGCGCAGAGTCGAATCGCTAGGGACACTTACGGTGGATCAGGAACTGCCCGTGGTGGTTTGATTGGGACTACAAATATTGCTCCTGTTGCACGGCAAGCACCAGTACCTGAGTTTGCAGTAGGTCCAGGTGCTCCCACCCGTGGCTTTAGAGGCACTTCTCCGAGTGAACTTGTAGGAAATCCCGGTGGAGTAAGACCTGTAGCAGTTGCACCAAATGGTCGTGTTCCTGGGAACGTTGCTCCTCGTCCTGAGTTTCCTAACACAGTTACTCCTCCTCAATCTGAGGTGGCGTTGAGAAGTTCGCTACCTCCACAAGCGCGGCCAGTCATGCGTCCTACAGGGACTACGACAGACGCTGCTCAGGGAAGACTCGATCTTCGCAACCCTGCAGGATCTACTGCTCAGCAACCGTACACAACTTCTAGAGGTGTACAAAGACCTGCAGGCGGAAGCACTGGGGGTCAGATGTACAACCCTCAAGCTGCCGCAAGTCCTAATGCGACTCGCCAAATTCGCAGCATGGCACAAGACGGTGGTCGCTTGGTGGATCGTGTTGATTCTCCTAGTTATCTCAACCGTATTCCTGATGGTCAAGGAAACTTGTTTGGAAGGGGTATTGACACTTCCAATCCATTAGCGGGGTTAGTTGACGAGACCTTTCAAGTTCCTGCTGCGCTTCGTAATGTTCGCCCTACTGCTGAAGGCTCTTTTCTAACTGACCTCTCCGATCCACGTGTTCTTGCAGCACTTGGTGTGTCAGGGGCTGCAGGTCTAGGCGCAGGACTTTACGGACTCAGCCAGGGACAAGCCGATCGAGTACAAGGCGAAATGCCGATGAGTGGAGCAGCGGACTCTGTCACGGCTGTGGCACCTTCTCCAAACACTCTTTCTCAGACTCCTGCAGTTGATACTTCTCAGGGAGGCTTGACTGCTGCTGATCTTCTGCTTTTAGAGCAAGCAGGCAAAGGGATCACCACAGGTGAAACTGCTATTACTTCTTCCGTACAGCAGGAAATGGAGACACCTTCCAACGTCCGCCCATTCTCTCCAGGGGGCTCAGTTATCAGTAATAACGGAGCAGACGAAAGACGCAGGCAAACCAATCAGCAGTACGGTGGAATTGATGGAGTGATCGACAAATACACAGAGCCGATGTCTCCTGAAAAGTAC